ACGACGGTGAAAAACTCAAACTCCTCGTACACGACGAATCGGGTAAATGGGAACGGCCGGACAACATCCTCAACAACTGGCGCGTCACAAAGACAACGCTAAGATTAGGTAGCAGGATTATAGGTAAGTGCATGATGGGTTCCACAAGTAATGCTTTAGACAAAGGTGGTGAAAACTTTAAAAAATTATACTATGACTCGGACGTTACCAAACGAAACGCCAATGGACAGACTCGCTCAGGACTATATTCTTTGTTCATACCTATGGAATGGAACTACGAAGGATTCATTGATTCTTTTGGAAACCCTGTCTTTGATACGCCGCAAAAACCAATTGAAGGCCCGTATGGGGACCTTATTGAGGTCGGGGTTATAGATCATTGGAACAATGAAGTTGATGGCTTAAAAGGTGACCAGGATGCTTTAAACGAAATGTATAGGCAGTTTCCGCGTACAGAAGAGCACGCTTTTAGAGATGAAACGCAAAATAGTATATTTAACCTTGCAAAAATATACGAACAAATAGATTACAACGATGATATATATTCATCGGCTGGTATAACGCAAGGAAGCTTTAGCTGGGCAAACGGTATAAAAGACAGCAGTGTTGTATTTACTCCAAACCCAAATGGCAGATTTAAAGTAAGTTGGGTGCCACCTACAAATCTTCAAAACCGCGTAATAGAGAAAAGAGGGGTGTTATATCCCGGCAACGAACACGTTGGTGCATTTGGATGTGACTCATATGATATATCAGGCACGACCGACGGTAAAGGTTCAAAAGGTGCGCTTCATGGATTAACTAAATTTAGTATGGAAGAGGCTCCCTCTAACATGTTTTTTCTTGAATATGTTGCGAGGCCTCAAACTGCTGAAATGTTTTTTGAAGATGTATTAATGGCACTGCATTTTTATGGCATGCCAATACTAGCAGAAAATAACAAACCTAGATTATTGTATTATTTAAAGCGCAGAGGCTACAGGAAGTTTTCAATCAACAGGCCTGATAAAGCATTTAATAAACTATCTGTTGCTGAAAAAGAAATAGGTGGAATGCCAAACTCAAGTGAAGATATTAAACAGGCTCATGCCGCGGCAATAGAGTCTTATATACAAAAATATGTTGGTCTGCAAAGTGACGGCACATATGGGCAAATGTATTTCAATAGCACGTTAAATGATTGGGCTAAATATGATTTGGCTAAAAGAACTAAATTTGATGCCGCTATTAGTTCCGGACTGGCTATTATGGCATGCAACCGACATTTGTATGCTCCTAATCAAGAACGGCAAAAATTAAAACTATCCTTTAATATTGCAAAATATAAAAACGAAGGACAAAAATCAAAACTAATAAAAAATTATGGCTGAGTCAGTTGTAAAAAGTCATTTCCCTAGCCAAACAGCTAACGACATAGAAAAGGCGAGCTCTAAATATGGGCTTGATGTTGCTCGTGCTATTGAGAATGAATGGTTTAAAAGAGATTCTGCTACAAACAGATTTTACGTAAATCAAAATGCATATCATAAATTAAGATTATATGCGAGAGGCGAGCAATCAATACAAAAATATAAAGACGAGCTTTCAATAAACGGGGACATGTCCTACCTCAACCTTGACTGGAAGCCAGTGCCAATTATACCTAAATTTGTAGATATAGTTGTTAACGGTATGGCTCAGCGAACTTACGATATAAACGCGTATTCGCAAGATCCGTTTGGCATAGAAAAAAGAACAGAGTATATGGAAAGTATACTCAGCGATATGCGAGCAAAAGAGTTAACGCAGTTTGCTGCTGAAAATTTTGGTATAAACTTACAGGAAAGTAATGTATCTGAATTACCAGAAAACGAAGAAGAATTGTCATTACATATGCAGCTTAGCTATAAACAAGCTGTAGAAATAGCCGAGGAAGAAGCTATAAACGTTATATTAAATAAAAATAGATACGAATTAACACGTAAAAGATTTTATTACGATTTAACAGTTTTAGGTATTGCGTCTATAAAAACAGAATATAGTAATTCAGAAGGTATAACTGTTAAGTATGTAGACCCAGCTAACCTTGTTTATTCATATAATGAGTCGCCTTATTTTGACGATATATATTATGTTGGTGAAGTCAAAACAGTTACAATTAATGAACTTAAAAAACAATTTCCACAATTAACTAATGAAGACCTTGAGGATATATCTTCAAACTCATATTCTAATTATGGAATGTATAACAAGTTAAATCCTACAAGTAAAGTGCAAGACGCAAACACAATTGATGTTTTGTATTTTAACTATAAGACCTTCCATAATGAAGTTTACAAAATAAAAAACACCGCTACAGGTGCTGAAAAAGCAATAGTTAAAGATGAAAACTTTAATCCCCCTACGGATAGTAGAGCTAGATTTGAAAGAATAGCTAGAAATGTAGAGGTGCTTTATGACGGGGTTTTTATACCAGGCGCAAATAGACTTTTAAAATGGGAGCTATGCGAAAACATGTTACGTCCAAAAAGCGACGCTACAAAAGTAAGAATGAATTATTCAATTGTAGCACCTAGAATTTATAATGGACGTATAGAAAGCTTAGTTAGCAGAATAACTGGATTTGCTGATATGATACAGTTAACACATCTTAAGCTACAACAAGTTTTGTCACGCATGGTGCCAGATGGTGTTTACTTAGATGCTGATGGATTAGCGGAAATAGATTTAGGTAATGGAACAAATTACAATCCCCAGGAGGCGCTAAATATGTTTTTCCAAACGGGTTCTGTAATTGGCAGATCATTTACATCTGATGGTGACATGAACCCAGGCAAAGTGCCAATCCAAGAAATTGCATCTAGCTCCGGTAACAATAAAATAGGATCTCTTATAAGTACATATAATTATTATTTACAAATGATGAGAGATGCTACTGGTCTTAATGAAGCTAGAGATGGAAGTACTCCTGATAAAAACGCACTAGTTGGTATACAAAAAATAGCAGCTGCTAATTCTAATACCGCTACAAGGCATATATTACAAGCCGGTTTATTTTTAACGGCTGAAACAGCAGAAAAAATTATGCTTCGCATATCTGACGTCATTGAGTATTTACCAGCAAGAGAAGCGTTTATACAGTCAATAGGCGTTCACAACGTAGCTACGCTTGCTGAGCTTAAAGAGTTACATTTGCATGACTTTGGTATTTTTATTGATTTAATGCCAGACGAAGAAGAAGCCCAAAAACTCGAAAACAATATACAAACTGCTTTATCTGCAAGTATTATCGAACTAGAAGACGCTATTGATTTAAGAGAAATAAAAAATATTCAGCTTGCAAATCAATTGCTTAAAATACGTAGGCGTAAAAAGCTAGAGCGTGATCAAGCAATGCAGCAAGAAAATATTCAAGCGCAAGCACAAGCAAACGCTCAATCTCAACAAGTTGCAGCACAAGCAGAAGTACAAAAACAACAAGCTTTAACTGCGCAAAAAGCAGAGCTTAAACAATTAGAGTCGCAGCTTGAAATGCAAAGACTAGCTAATGAAGCGCAGCTTAAGAAAGATTTAATGCAGCTTGAATTTCAAATGAATATGCAGTTAAAAGGCATAGAAGTCGAAAAAACTAAGTCTGCTATAAAAGAAAAAGAGGATCGTAAAGACGAGCGAACTAAAATACAAGCATCACAGCAGAGTGAGCTTATTAATCAAAGAAAAAACAATTTGCCGCCAAAAGTATTTGAATCTGCAGGAAACGATATACTTAGCGGTGATTTTGACTTAGGTTCTTTTGAACCCAAGTAATGTATAGTGTATAATCTTATAATATTTTATTATGTCTGAAAACGTTGAAGCAAAAGTCGTTGAAAGCGAAGAGCTATCAATAAAAGAAAAAGAAGAACAGGTTCAAGAAAAAGCCGGAGCCGTGTTTGAAGATGGTGTTTACAAAGTAGACCTAAGCAAACCGCCGGTTACTGAACAAGAGGAAAAAAAAGAAGAAGATGCCGTTCAAGAACAAGAAACAGAAGGCAGCGTGCTACGCGGAGATGAACCGGCTGAAGAAGCTGGGGAAAAAGCCAAAGTGGAACTGCAAGAAGTACGACAAGAAGAAGAAGTAAAAGAAGAAGCTAAAGAATTAGTTTTAGAAGAACTTTCCGAAGTTGAAGAAACGCAAGAAAAAACCATTAAAGAAGTAGAAGATCTTGCTGAAAAAGTTGAAGAGGCATTTCAAAAAGAAGAGGAGCAAGGTATAGAGCTTCCTGAAAATATTCAAAAAGTTGTTGATTTTATAAATGAAACAGGCGGAACGCTTGAGGATTATGTGGCTTTAAATAAAGATTATTCAAATGTTGATAATCTCGCGCTGCTTAGAGAGTACTATCAGCAATCAAAACCTCACTTATCATCGGATGAAATAGACTTTCTTATTAATGATAAATTTACATTTGATGAAGACGTTGATGATGAGCGTGAAATAAAAAGAAAAAAATTAGCATTCAAAGAAGAAGTAGCCAGCGCTAAGTCTAAACTTGAAGGGCTAAAAACAAAATACTATGAAGAAATCAAAGGCGGATCTAGGTTAACACCTGATCAACAAAAAGCTGTTGATTTTTTCAATAGGTATAATAAAGAAAACCAAGAGGTATCTAAAATAGCTGAAAAACAAAAATCTGTATTTTTAGAAAAAACCGAGCAAGTTTTTAGCGACCAATTCAAAGGTTTTGAATATAAGGTCGGAGACAAGCGATATAGGTTTAATGTTAAAAACGCAGACGAAGTAAAAACAACCCAAAGCGATATTAATAATTTCGTTAGAAAGTTTCTAAATGAAGATAATGTTATGAATGACGCAAAAGGTTACCATAAATCATTATTTACAGCTATGAACGCCGATGCAATTGCAAACCATTTTTACGAGCAAGGCAAAGCTGATGCTATTAAAAATAGTATGACAAACTCCAAAAATATTAATATGGACCCGAGAGGGGTTCATGGTAAAACTAATAATGCTGGAAATGTTACTGTAAAACCCGTTGGCAATGATGCTTCGAAATTAAAACTAAAACTTAAAAATTATTAAAAATGGCAGTAAATACTCCCAGTGCAGGTAGTAACCTAAATGCGGTACCTGCACCAACTAAACAAACAATACCTACAGCTTACGTAGATTTTACATCTTCAGCAACTGCAGGTTGGGCACAACAATATTTGCCCGAACTATATGAGCAAGAAATTGAGCGATATGGAAATCGTTCTGTTTCTGGCTTCCTACGTATGGTAGGCGCTGAAATGCCAATGTCTTCCGACCAAGTTGTATGGTCTGAGCAAGGGCGTTTGCACCTAGCATACGATACACTAACAATTGCAGCTGACTCTTCGGGGTCTAACGTAATTTCTGGTCTTCCATCTGGACACGCTATCAGAACTGGTAACGTTATTGTTATCACTGATGGTACAGACGAAGCAAGAGCATACGTTAGCGCTGACAATACTTCAGCTACTTCTATTACAGTAAAATGCTACACTAGTTCAACTGGTCTAGTTAACGCTGGTCTTGTTACAACTGCAGATGCAGCTTCACTTTTTGTATTTGGTTCTGAATTTGCTAAAGGAGCTGGCGACAGCAGCTTTGGTGTTCTTCAGCCAGAATTTAAAAGCTTTACAAACAAGCCAATGATTCTTCGTGATAAATATGAAGTATCTGGCTCTGATGCAGCTCAAATTGGCTGGATCGAAGTTTCTGGTGAAGCTGGACAATCTGGTTACCTATGGTATTTAAAAGCTGAAGGTGACACAAGAGTGCGATTTGAGGATTATGCTGAAATCGCGCTTGTTGAAGCAGAAAAAGTAACTAGTACTGCTCTTACTGAAGTAACTGGTTCTGAAGGGCTTTTTGCAGCTATTAAAGATCGTGGACACTCTACACAGGGTATTGATGGTACTGGGGCTGCAACTGAAGACCTTTCTGACTTTGATGAAATCCTTAAAAAGCTTGATAGCCAAGGCTCTATTGAAGAAAACGTTTTATTTTTAAATCGTAAAACTTCATTAGTGATTGATGACATGCTAGCTGGAATTGGAAATGCTGGGTACTCTAACGGTACTTCTTTTGGTATTTTTGAAAACAGCGAAGATATGGCATTGAATCTTGGATTTAGCGGTTTCCGCAGAGGTTCTTATGACTTCTACAAAACTGACTGGAAATATCTAAATGACATCAAGCTACGCGGTGGGCTTACACAAGACGCTTCTGAGTCAACTAATGTTACTCGTGGTGTATTAGTTCCTGCTGGTACTTCATCTGTTTACGATCAAATCCTAGGTAAAAATATTCGCCGACCATTCCTTCACGTACGTTATCGTGCTTCTGAAGCTGATGATCGAAGAATGAAGTCTTGGATTACTGGTTCAGTAGGTGGAAACTTTACCTCTGGTGAAGACAAAATGGAAGTGCACTACTTAACTGAAAGATGTTTGGTAGTACAGGCAGCTAACAACTTTATGTTGCTTAACTAATATTTATTAAAGCTAGGAGGTGTCAATAAGGCGCCTCCGGCTTTATTTTTAATTTTTTTATTTTATTATATCATGGCAAAAAAAGAAAAAGCAGCAGTAGCTGCCCCTAAATGGGAAGTAAAAGACAGAATTTACGTCTTAAAAAATAATTTTTCACCAATAACATTTTCATTAAAATCAAGAGGTATATATTATTTTGATGAAGAAAAAGGGTACGAAAGAGAATTAAAATACACAACTAATCAGCGAACACCATTTGTTGATGAGTTTAAAGGTGATGCTAGATTATCACATATTGTTTTTGAAGAAGGAAGTTTATTTGTTCCTAGATCAAAACAAGTATTACAAAAACTTTTATCTTTGTATCATCCACTAAGAAATAAAATTTACGAAGAGTTCGATTCAACACAGGAGGCTGTTGATGAACTTGATATTATTGAATTACAAATTGAAGCTTTAAACGCTGCTAGAGCGGTTGACATTGACCATGCAGAAGCTATTATGCGAACTGAGCTTGGCAACAGTATTTCTAAAATGACATCAAAAGAAATAAAAAGAGATTTGCTAGTATTTGCTAGAAACAATCCAAGTTTATTTTTAGAATTAGCAAATGATGAAAATATTAATATTAGAAACGTTGGAATTAAAGCAGTAGAGCAAAACATTATTAAGCTTTCAAATGATCAGCGCACATTTACTTGGGCCTCAAATGACAGAAAACTTATTACTGTACCATTTGATGAAAACCCATATTCAGCATTAGCCTCATATTTTAAAACAGATGAAGGTATAGAAGTATACCAATCAGTTGAAAAACGTTTAAAATAAGTGATATTTAGGTATAGGCCTACATATCAGTGGGCCTAACCTAAAATATTTATAAAATGAGTGTAAGCATAAACACTGTATACCAAAGGGTATTAGCAATTACAAATAAAGAGCAGCGGGGTTATATTACACCTCAGGAATTTAACTATATGGCGAACCAAGCTCAATTAGATATATTTGAGCAATACTTTTATGACTTAAACCAGTTCGCAAGAATCCCAGGAAACGGTACGGAATATTCTGACATGCTGAATATTTTAGAAGAAAAAATTAGTTTATTTGAAAAAGCACGTCAGACCGTAACCAACGGCGTTACGTTACCAAATGATGTATATAGACTTGGCAGTGTAATGTATAATAATATAGAAGCCGAAAGTGTGTCCCAAAAAGAATGGCTATATATTAAAAACTCACCTTTATCAAAACCATCAAATAATTTTCCTATATATATAAGAGACGGTGAAACAAACGCGATCAAGGTTTATGCTGATAGCATAACTAGTAATGAAACCGCAAATGTTACTTGTAATTATATAAAAGCTCCTGAAAAAGTTGAATGGGGTTATGACGTTACAACTGGATTATATGATGGCGCTAGCTCTAAAACAACTGATTTTGAATTACACGCTTCAGAAGAAACTGAGCTCGTTATAAAAATATTAGCCATGACCGGCATAGTATTAAAAGACCCTGGGTTATATCAGATAGGCACAGCAGAAGATGTAAAAAACGTTCAACAAGAAAAAGCATAATAAATGGCATTACTCAATATAACACACGAACGTTATTATAATAACAGTACAAACTTCACCGGAACAGGTCTTCTGACTGCATTTGTTCTTACAGAAACAATGTTTAATCCTTTGCCATCCAATAAAAATGAATTAAATATATTTGTAAATGGTAAAGAAATAAATGTTAATAACTATAGCTACACTTCACCAACAATAACATTTTCTGGAAATACAAACAATACAGATGTATTAGAGGGCGGCGGAAACTTAGGTGCGCCAAAAAATGGCTTATTAATAACTGTAGTTCAAGTTAACGCCGAAGATAAGTTAGGCAGCTATCAGCATATAACATTAGCTGACATTGTAAATAACTTTATGGTTTCATATGTAGGTGAAGAAAAAATTGTACCGA